ATTGATAATTAATCAGGTTAAAAAGTAAAGGCCCACCCCGACAGGAGGGCAGTTGTCGGAGTGGGCGTTCTAGTGGGGTTGCTTATGCGCGGTCGTAAATGTAGCCTTTTTCTTTAAGGTGTTCAGCTACATGTTTAGCAACTTTGTACTTCTGACCGGCTTTAAAGGAGAAGTGATTACCTACTCCAATTGTTACAAAATCTAAATCTTCTGCAACTCTAATAACGGTTGAATCGTCCGCTAGGTCGACTCCTACGCTTTCCACTTCGTCTACTACTGTCGGTACTGGACCGGCTGTCAAGTCTAGGACTTCTGTCTCTAGACGCTGGGCTTCAACTTGGGAAGCGATTGACATTTCTTCTGAGCGCTTTTGAATAGCTTCGATGTTGTCCTTAAGAAGCTGCTCACGCTGACGTCCAGTTACATCTGTTACTTTTGCTTTTGCCACGATTATTATTCTCCTAAGTGTTTGTGTTGGGGGAGGGTTTCAAGGCCCTCCCCCAGTTATTTAATTAGTTGGTTTCTGCGATGATTACAGACTGATCTGTAATAAGGCCAAGACCATAGATTGCGTACCAAGCCAATGCGTGCTCACGACCGAAGTCAAGAATACCGCCATCGCGGAGTTCGACTGGGAGTGAGATAGCGTGACCGAATGCGTTATCTCCAATGAAGATTGCGCTATAGCGATCTGCTGCACCGTTACCGGTAACTGTTGTTGGGGTTGTGTAACCTCCACCAGTTGGGTAAGAGATTGATCCTGGAGCTACTGCTGTGTCGGTTGTGTAACCTGAACCAGCACCACCTGGGGTCTTCTTGACCTGAGTGGTCTCAATGAATACGGTGTCATAGAGACGGCCGACTTCACCGAGCATGAAGTTTCCTGGAGCAGCGTACTTGGTGACTTCAATAAATTCTGAATTGTCACGAAGACGACGTGATTGGTGAGGGTGAACGAAAGCAACATAAGTTTCGCCCAACCGAGGGATGTTCTTGGTTGCGAGGGTCTCTACTGCGTCTTTAACTGTCGCAGTTGTGAGGTATGAAGAACCGGTCAATGAAGCGCGTGATGTTGCTGCGGTTCCATTGTCGTACCAGCTGTTAACACCTGAGATACCTGTGCGATCGTAACCGTAGATGACTGAAGAAGCAGCCATGAGGGTGTCACGAGCCTGGCCATCAAGATAGAGAGCCATGTTACGTCCAAGAAGACGTGATGCTGATGCCATAACGTCATCGAATGATGCGTTAAGAAGAAGCTCTGATACTGCAATTGCATAACCATGTTCTGCAACTGTGATCGAGAACTGCTGTGCTGTCAAAGCGTTAGTTGACATACGGACACCTTCAACAAGAGCTGAAGCGAATCCGAGGTTGTTGTAACGCATGAAGTTGATCTGGAGACCTGGGGCGACGCCTAGCTCAGTCTTCTTAACAGCGAACTGTTCGAAGCGGAGGATAGGCATTGACTGGAAAAGGATTTCCTTTGACCAGATGGTCTGAATCGCCTGAGTCAGCTGGCTGTTAGCGCCAGAATAAGCTGTAGGTGCTGCGGCGAGATTGCCGGTACCTGTTACGGCTGATGCCATGTCGGTTTTACTCCTTAGTTATAAGTGGTTGTTTTCTTACTTACCCAAAAATTCCCTTGCCGTTTGCGTTTAGATTTGGGATCAAACGCGAACGGTATTTTGCATAGTCAGCAACCGACATAGCGGCAATTTGTTCCGCTGTAAACTGTTGTTGATCCGAGTTGTTTTCCAAGGTAGGGGGCAAAGTAGTTCTTGTCCCCGTCATCTCTCGACGCAAACTCTGGGTAGCTGCTTGCGCTGAATCAAGGATACGAGCTGATCGTTCCTTTAACCCTAAGATACTCTGGTCGATTTCATCTTTGGAATTTCCAGAGATTAAATCAAGTAGCTCAGGAAGAATATTATCTTGCTCCTGTTGAAGTCGTGCAGTGCGGTATTCTGTTAGTTCTGAATACTGACGCTCACGATCTAGGAGTAGGAAAGCTTTTTCACGCTCTAAGCGTTCTGCTTCCAACTTCTCCGCCCACTCTCGTTCTTTTGTTTCGAGAAGACTGCGGACATCCATCTCAGCTTCTGCCTTCTTACGGGCGTCTGCTTCTTGCTCGACACGGGCACGTTCTGCCTCAGCGAGTCGTTCTTCACGGTCCTTCTTAAGGATATTTAGTTCTTCCTTAAGCGAGTCAATTTGAGGGTAGAGCTTTGATTTCTCTTGCTCACGGACCTTACGAAGGTCTTCCTCTGTGTATGACTTTCCTGACTGTGATTGGACGGGTGTAACGGTTTGAGTGTTTTCTACTGCTGAAGTTACTTCGGCCTGGAAGGCTTCTTGTGCTACAGCTGTATCAACAACGGTTGCCTGTTCTGACATAGTTATTCCTTAGGTTTAAGAGGTCGTTGTCCGAATGAGTATCACGATGACCTGCGGATTGATTCAGTGGTGTATAGCCTTTCAAATATTGCGGTATTTGTCTGGCTAAACTATTTATTACCCTTCAGGATACTTAGAGTCCTGACTGGTATCATCTTCGCCACTTCTAGCCTTTGGAAGTGTTGTTCCGTAGGCCTTGGTGACCAAGTCGTTGGCCATCTGGTCTAGAGTCTCCGCCTCAAATGGGGTGATTACTCCAGGTTGTCCAGAAGGTCCAGGACCGGTTCCATCTCCAGGCTCTGCTCCAGGAGGTAGTTCTCCACCACCGTCTGGCATGATGCCCGTTAGAGATGCAATAGCTGCGTTGACTTGAGCCTTTAGTAGGTTGAGTGCGCCGTCAGACTTGGCATCCTCAATAAGCTCAGTGCGGATTTCTTCAAGCTTAAGATCTGGGAACTCCTCACCAAGAGCACGTAGAGCGCCCTTACGGCTCTCTAGGTTCATAGACATCTTGGTCTGGATCTCACTAAGAACAATAAGCTTATCAAGAGGCAATGGCTGTGGGAAATGTACATACGACTGATAGGTCATAGGATCATTTGGATCAAGCTGTGGTAGCTGATCTCCACGGATAGGGCCATTAAAATCTGGGTTATATGTAAATAGCTGAGGTTCTTTAAGACCAATGGTTAAAAGAACTAGCTCATTAATGCGACGAAGTCCTTCACCATATTGAATTACCTTCTGCTGGTATCGATTCATCAAAGGCTGGAACTGAATAGCAAGGGCGGTTCCAGAGGTATTAGAGATGGGTTGAATCTGACCCAATGCAGTTTCTGGTACACCGATCATCTCATGCATTGATCTTTTAACTGTTTCTAGATATTTCATGGCGCCTTCTAGACCTTGGCCGCCACCTTCTAGGTTAAAGACTTGGGCGTCTTTAGGAAGACCGCCCCAGACCTTCTTAGGTCCCTTTTCTAGGGACGAGGCCTTAGCACCGGTAATAACTGTAACGGGTGCCGCATGGTAGTTAATGATGTCTGCGATATCAGTAGCAACTTCGTTATACTGACGGTTTAGAACAATTAGGTCATGGCAATCAGAAAGTCCCCAAGGGGATCCTGAAACACGTACGTTAGGGATATGAATAATTGGGACTACGCCAATTGGGTTTGGACGTGAGTCAATGAGCTCATCGTTGATGTACTCTTCAATGCGGTCATCTGTAAGGATTTCTGTATAGGTGTAAACCTGACGAGTTCCCTCTAGAGACGTGCCCCAAAAGCGGTACTTAAGCTTAAAACGAATAAGTCTTGAACGATCATGTGGGTGAAACTCTGGAAAACAGAATGAAGCGTTTAGTGGAAGGACACGTACCTTACCCGGATGCTGACGACCAACGGTATCTTTAAAAGGCTCTTCATAGGCTACTTTAACAAAGCAGTCTCCTGATACGCCGCCTTGTTGACCCATCTCCCAGAGTACGCCATGCTTATCATTATCTACTTCCCAGACTCTTTTTAGAATGTCTGGAACTATTGCCTCTGTTGCATGTGGGCTGCGGAAAGCTGCTCCACGTCCAAATGTAAAGTTAATTATGTAATCTGTAAAGGCGCGGTAATAGTTATAAACCATCTGTGATTCGCCAAGCTCGCGGCGATAGGGCCAGTGGTGTCCTAAATACATTGCCCAGTTAAGAGAGTAGCGATTTAGACGTGGACCATGAACTTCAAATTCTTCATCAGCAAGCTCTACAAGTCCCAGTGGGGAAATAGAGATAGTTAGGTCAGAGGACGCAGCTCTATAAGACGGAGGACTAAAGTCAATGCTCATTTATTAAACTAATCCTGCCTTCTTCTTTTCGCGTTTTTTCTCTGCAATTTTAGCTTTTTGTTTCTTAAGAGCTTCTGCCTTAGGATCTGGAATTTCTATAGGACCCCAAGTCCCGCCTCTTCGTTCATATTCCTTTGTAGCCCAACTAGCAACCGCTCTATTCATCGGGTGTTTAGGATTCTTAGGCGGATACTTAGCCTTCGCTTCACGAAGAACTTGGTTCCAAAGTTTTTGATTTGAAGCTGTTGCCAATTTTTATTCCCCCTAATAGATGGCCCCGGTCTCGGAGAAGGGGTACAAGACCGGGAACCAACTATAAGTATATCTTACTTAGTCGTTAACTTGTGCTGGGTTGGGACGCTGATAGCGACCACCAGAACGTACAACCTCATCGAAGGTAGCTTCTGAGTAATCAGTGAAGCTGCCATCTTCATACTCTGAGATGTAGGTAGGTGCTTCTACCCATGCAGCAGAACCGACGTGAGCGCGCTCGCCCATTGTCTCTGCAGCCGGCTTCTCGAATACGTTAGTGTTGTGGTTAGGACGACCAGCAGGGGTGTCATATCCCTGGTTAATTCCAAGCTGGAAGTCATTAGGTACATCTGTATCTGTTGCTACACCCTCTTCAAAACGAAGAGGTCCACGTAGACCAGGTGTCGCTGGGCTAAACTTACGCTCGTAAGTATTGCCAGGGCGCTCTGGGAACGATGGTGTTGGGGCAATGTTTTCTGCCATTTTTATTTCTCCTATAGGGTTGAGATTGAGGGCCTCAGGTGTAAGTCTGGACCTATTTGGTGTATTTTTCGCCCTAAACTCCCCGTAAATTAAAAGAACGGAGAAGAGCTAACTTCCACAGTTGGCATAACCAACTCTTGAGTCAGGGAACATGCCAAGGCCAAGGAATCTACAAAGTCATCGTGGGCGTGAGCCTCTTCTGGGGCAGCTACCAAAAAGTTAGGGCCCTTGTATTGAACTTCGGCATCTGTCATCTGTTGGTAGAAACGCTTCCAAATACGGAGTCGGCGCGTCTTAGCGTGAGCTGGCCAGGATATTAGCTGACGTTGAATTAGGGCTTGCAGGTGTTTCCAACGCTTGGATTGCTCGGTAGGGCTAGAAGTAATAGACATAACTTCAGCTCTAGGAAGAAGCATCTTTAAACGTTGGGCTACGGCATCTCCCACACCGTTGGCATCAACCGCTACAGCATAGACATCGTAGTTTCCTAAGAAGTTTACAATCTGGAAGTATTGCTCTTCCCAATCATCTCCCTGGATCTCTAGCCAGTTAAGGACACGATGGTCGTAATACCCGAATTCATCCGGACGATCCCAGTCAACCCATACGACTGTAACTACAGTGGAGTCCATCTTACGTGCTGGATCAATTCCAACAACAACCGGAGACATGTG